CCATTATCTCGGATGGAGATAATTAACGGACAACCGGGCGTCAGGTTCATAGATCCCATGAACAAGAAGTCCGCCATTGGTTATCCTTTCACTGGAAAGCTAAGAAAGCATTTGGTAGAGATAGAAACCCCTGAAGGGCCGAAATTCGATTTTCAACAACAGCACATATGGGAAGATTTCGATAAGTTGCATGAAGTTTACCGAGAAAAAGGTACTCTATGTCAACCTTTCCGTGCTAGCTTGAAAGACGAATTGAGAAAGGATTCTAAGCGAAAACCTCGAGTGTTTTTTGCCGCCCCCCTTGCTACGAAACTGTTTATGCGCAAGTACTTTTTGCCATTGACACGGTTTCTCAGCGCATTCCCGCTCGTTTCGGAATGTGCTGTCGGCATAAATTGCATGAGCAAGGAATGGCACGAAATGATGGAACACGTCGAGTCATTTGGAAAGGACAGGATTGTTGCAGGAGATTTCAAAAATTGGGATATAGGTTTTGAAAAGGAACTGGCAATCGCGAGCTACGAGATATTGCTAGAATTAGCATATCGTCTAGGCTACTCAGAAGACGATTTGGTAATTATGCAAGGAATAGCTCAAGACTTGGTTAATCCTACCATGAACTTATTTGGGACGATTATTCAAGTAGCAGGTACAAACCCGTCGGGTCAAAACCTGACAGCCTATATAAATGGTATAGGAAATTCATTACGAGCAAGATATTATGCATATGACCATACTGGAACTGTATTCCGATTCCAAGATTTTATTCATATTATCACATATGGAGATGATTTTAAGTTCTCCGTTTCTCGCAAGTTGGATTTTAACTATCGTGTTTATAAACAGGCTCTCGCCGCCAATGGTATTGTAATGACTTTACCTGATAAGAGCGATGAGAAAGGTGATCCTCCGGACTTCTTAGATGAAGAGAACGATGAGTTTTTGAAACGTCGTTCTGTTTACGTGGAAGAACTCGGATTCAGGATCGGAGCGTTGGACAAAAGTTCTATATGGAAGTCTTTCTTGTACTTTAATAGGAAGTCTTGCGAAACGGAACCCGCGATCATACATAGTACAGCTCAGTCTGCTTTGTATGAACTCGTAGCACACGGGGAAAACGTGTACAACGAAGGTAAGGAATTAATCGCGGCCATTTTTGATGAATACGATCTTGATTTCACGAAAATGGATATTCCTTACAAAAACAAAATAAAGTCGTTAAGCAAGGATTACTTAGCGCACCTTTCTTCCGATGATTACTCCGGTGATGACGGTGCTTCGGAAGAAAGTTCTTAACGGTTGTTGGTCACACACGATAACTTACTTTTTGGTTCTAAGCTTGAGTCGGTTTAGTTCTTTGAAAATAGACTTAACAAAAGTAAATTATTAGAAAGCTTGGGAAGCTATATTCCCCAGATGTCGGTGGGTTCCGCACATATTTATACAGAAGAAACTGTTAGGAGATGGACTTCTCCCTGTACTTTAAACTCTTTAATTACAAAGTTAGAAGATACAGACGGGTTAGTAACCAAGATTAATGAGGAACAAGATTCTTATACGGCAACAATTGATGCTGCTATAGATTTAATGAATCTATCAGGTGTCACGAAAGATATTTCGTTGGACAATTTCCTCGCTCGACCAATTTTGATACAAACCTACCCCTGGGCTATAAATACTTCAGCACAGTTTGATCTCGTTCCTTTACGAGATTTTATTCTGAATTCCTACGTCGCCGAAAAGGTTAACCGCTTTGCTTATATTAGTGGAACTGTTCATGTTAAATTTACGTGCACAGGTACTATGTTCCATTATGGAAAAGCTATAGCGGCCCTTTGTCCTTGGCCTAACTTGGAAAATGAAGGACTCTATGTGAATCAACTAAGTCAGTTGCCTTATATAGTTATAGACCCAAACACTGCTACGGGAGGGACATTAGAGATACCTTTTATGTACCCCCGAAACGGTGTTCCTATTGCTAGAGTCGCTGACTCGGATGAAACGTATGCGAAAGTGTACGTCCGTACTATTAACGACTTGTTAGTTATGGGGGACACCACAACAGGAGTTAGCATACAAGCCTATATATGGATGACCAATGTGAAATTTATTATGCCAACGTGTGGTACGCTCAATTCTGAGATCATGAAAGATGTCACTGAATTGGGTACTACTGCAATGGAAATAGCCACTAAGTCTCCCGTAATTGGTAAGTATGCGCGCGCTTCACGTATTGCTATGAAGGCTGGCAAAGATATAGCCGCCGAATTTGGTTATTCTAGACCTAATAAACCCATAGTAGAAGCTCGAATGCTCCCACAACAAACCTCAAACTTGGCAAATATGAATGTTTTTGATATATCCCCTAAGTTGTCAATGGATGCACAACAGGAAGTATACGTCGATGGTAAATCGATTGGTGCAACTAATGATGATGATATGTTTTTAACAAACATAGTAACGAGAGAATCTTTGATATACACGGTGGACTGGACAGATTCGACTCTAACAACTGAACCGTTGTTTAGGACGGGTGTTACTCCTTCAATTACTGTCGAAGGAACAAATGAATATGTTCAAACCCCTAGTTCTCATGTTGCTAATTGCTTTAGTACGTGGCGTGGTTCTATGATTTTTCGGATAGAAATTGTAGCTACCCCTTTCCACAGAGGTAAACTCAAGATAACCTATGATCCTTTGAATGATTTTAATTCGACTTCTGGATTCAATGAACTGAATTTGTCTTATTCTCAGATCATAGATTTGTCTACAACCCGGAATTATGAGTTTTGTATAGGATGGGGAACTAACAGACCGTTCCTAAATACAACACCCATTAATTTCATCAACTTCACTGTGGATCCAACGGACACGTTGTTTGATCCATTAGTGCACAACGGGGTTCTAACCATATCTCAGTTGGCTCCACTTACGGCCGGTATTTTATCACCTGGTGGTAGCTTTGGAAAAGTGTATGTTAACATATATGCACGTTCCGCGGATGACATGATTTTTTCTTCACCAACCGCCGCCAGATGGGCGCGAGAAGCTAGGGTGGGTTACGCCACTTTTAATGCCGCGCCGTTTCAATTATCCGAAAACCCTGGTGGCAACACAAAACCCGGC